TATGGAGGTTCACTTACTTATAATTTGAGTTATTGTTATTTTAAGGGCTTATCATTTAGAAATTTGTTACAAATAGATCCAGCAATACATGATGTCGAAATGGTTGTATCTAATGGTACCGGAACAATTTTTGAGAATTGCGAATTTTATCATTGTGGTGGTAACGCTTTAACTTTCGGAGTAAGTTATGATTGTTTAGTTAAGAATTGTGATGCTTGGGATTGTTGCGATCCTTATGGTGATGTACATTTATCTAATCCTCTTCCAGGTAATGATGGTACTGGATTTTCAGTTATAGATTTAACAGATAATCCAGGTACTTCAGTTACATTTACCAGTTGTAGAGCATGGGACTGTGGTGATCAAGGTTTTTCGGGTGGTAGTACAGGTTTAGTAAAGTTTGATAATTGTTGGTCATGGGATAATGGCAGACTTGAAGGTGGAGGACATGGATTTAAGTTAGGTTGGATAAGTGATAATTCAGATCCATTAGCAATGAAGCGTATAGTCACTAATTGTATAGCTTTTCACAATAGACATAGTGGATTTGTTACAAATGAGACTTTTAACAGGCACCATGTTGGTGCTATGAATATATTTAATAATACAGCATATTACAATGGGTACTATATAGATCATGATCATGTTGCAATAGGATTCGTTTTGTATGGTACGTTAAGTTCTGACACTGAAGAGTTATATCGAGTATTTAAGAATAATATATCGTATGACAATGAAACCTCTGATGTAGTTATGTATTGGGATGGCACTTATACTCATGAGTATAATAGTTGGGATAATCCGCCTAATATAACATTAACAGATAGTGATTTTATAAGTTTGGACGGATCACAATTACATAGACCTCGTAAAGCTGATGGCTCACTACCTGATATTGATTTTCTTAAACTTGCTAATACTTCAGATTTAATAGATGCTGGTATAGATGTTGGATTACCATATAATGGAAATGCGCCTGATTTAGGTGCATATGAAACTAAATATAAGAAATAATTATTAATAAAATCAAATAATAAAAATGACTAAACAAGAATTAATATCAAGTGTTAATGCTGAAATAACTGCAAGTTGTAGTATACCCTTTGAATTGCCGGCAACGGAAATTGAAAGATTAATTGATCTTGAACAAGAATGGATGTTTAGAGAATATCGTGACGCAGTTCAAGATGCGTGGTATGTTTTAGATAAAACTTATTATGATTCATCTGCATGGATAAATACACGAACATTTCAATTACCAAGTTGTGTGATGGCAGTTAAATATGTTTTTGAAATGACTTCAGGACAAAGAGTTTTTGGAATTCATGATCCAGATTTATCATTTGATAGATTGATGGCAGCAGATTTATATTTAACTCCTCTTTCATCTGATCAAATAACGTATAGAACTATACAATGGAGTTTTTGGGATTTAGCGAAACAATTTAATTTAAGAGATATACAACATCACTTTAGTATTAATACAAAAAGATTAATTATTACAGGAAGAGATCCGGTAGAATCGTTATGGGTAACTACTCTTAATCAAATTCCAACAGAAGACTTATATGAAGATCCTTTATTCTTAAAATGGGTAATTGCTAGAGGAAAAATGCAATTATCTAGAATATTAGGTACATTTAATTATACACTTCTTGGAGGAATACAAATTAATTATGGAGATATACGAGCGGAAGGTAAAGAAGAACTTGAAGAGCTTAAACAAAAAATAAAATCAGATTCACCTCCTGATTGGTTTATGATGTTTGCATAGTTTAACAAAAGTAGTATAATTATTATATTATATAATATAAAAAGGGAGCAAGACTCCCTTTTGTTTTTTTAAAGATATATAAAATAAAAATAAAATGATTAAAGATATTTATGTTCGAGATCCTGAAGATCCTAATTTTAAATATGGTATATTAGAACATTCAGATGCAATAGAATCTATAATTACTAAAATTAAAGTATTATTGGGAACTAGACCCGGACAAATATTTGCTAATATTGGTTTTGGAATTGGAATTGAAGATCTGATCTTTGAAACAAAAATCAATAAAAACGCGTTAGAAGAAAAAATTAAATCTCAATTTAATCAATTTATTTCAGAATCAAAAGATTATGCAATAACACCTCAGGTATCTTTTGGAAAGGCTGATGGATATGATTATGCAGTTATTGATATTTATATTAATAGTGAAAAAATAGTAGGCCTTTTAGTAAAATAATAAAATAATATGGCAGAAATATTTAATACTAGTAGAATAAGATTTAATGAACTTTATCAAGATGCATTAAATTTTGTTAAAAAAAGTTATGGTAATTTAGGACAATATTTTACTTTAGCATCTCCTATGGGCCAATTATTACAAGTAATATTATATTATGGTCGAATGATTTTATTTTATATTGAAGATTCGATAACAGAATTAAATATTAAAACTGCTACTCGTACACATAGTATTAAAGGATTGGCAACTTTAACAGGACATAATCCATCTAGATCTATGGCAGCCAGAGGAACACTCACATTACAATATAATGGAAAAAAACCGCCTATTGGAACAAAAATTATAACTATTCCAAATTATACTCAGATTGCCAATAGTCAAAATGGATTAATATATACTATTGTACTTCCTGGAGAAGAGGCAATGTTTAATTTAACAAGCATTTCAAATTCTATAGATGTTAACATTGTTCAAGGAAAATTAGAATATCAGCAAGCAACAGGTACAGGAGATCCATTACAATCATTTAATTTTCAAAATAAGAAAGGCGCATCAATAGATAATTATTATGTAGGCGTTTTTATAAATGGAAATAAATGGACTATTGTAGATTCTATTTTAGATATGACTAAAGATCAACAGTCTTGTATGATTAAGACAGGACAAACTGGAGGAATAGATGTTTTCTTTGGAAATGGATATAATGGAGCTATACCACCATTAGGTTCTACAATTTTAGTTGAATATCTTATAACTGATGGAATATTAGGAAATCTTAATACTATGGAAACAAATCTTAAGAATGCATGGAAATTTTCAACATCAGGATATTTACTTAATGGAGATGAAGTAGATCTTAATGATTATCTTACAGTTACTATTAAAAATGAAATTATGTTCGGAACACAAGAAGAACCTCTTTATTTAACAAGACTGTTAGCTCCAAGAACATCAAGAAGCTTTGTATTGGCAAATGAAAATAATTATGTTTATTTTCTTAAAAAGTTAAATATTTTTACTGTAATTGATGCTATTCCAGGATTTGCAACATTTGAGGATCAATATGTACTTGATAAATATAATCAAGCAAAATCTATACACGAAGATTTATTAATTGAATATCGTAATTTAATTTCAACATATGGAGTATCATCTTCTTATGCAATAGCTAAAAAGACTGAATTAGATAATGCAGAACAACAATTATATTATTATAAAACAAGAGTAGAAGAACAAAAGAAAGATGATAATACAGTTTATTTATTTTTAGTTCCTGATGTAGGAAAAAGAATTTCATCTAATGATAATTATTATACATGTGAATTAAGTGCATTTATTTTAACAGATACAGAAAAATTATCAATATTAGATTTAATTGAACAAAGTGGACAAAGAATTTTAACAGTAGATAATGTTATTTTAGATTTACAATTTCCGCGTTTCTCTCTTAATATGTCATTAATCTTATGGGACGGAGCTATTTATGATACAGTAAGAGAAGACATTATCGCGAATACTTCAGAATACTTTCTAAAAAATACAAGAAGAGATAGAATTCCTGTTTCAGATTTAGTTAAAGTTATTGAAGAAATAGATGGCGTTGATTCAGTTAATGTATGGTTTGACGCGTCAAAAGATAATTTAAATATTTATAAAACACATTATGGTATAGATGATTATGGAGATATTCTTTTAGAAAGATATGTTAAAGATGCTTTTGGAAATAACGTTCCTATTAGAGATGTTTACGCATTAATTCGTGGTGATTTTGAAAATGCGCAAGGAACATATTATGAAGATAGTTTAACAAAGAATGTATTATCATCTGTTAATATACAAGTAAGAGGTTATACAAAAAAGAATATTAATTCAGATAATATTGCAATATTAAATAATTTATAAAATATGAAAGCTTTATTTGTATATGAAAAATTTGTCCAGGATTCTGATCCCATATACGATATGGGTATAGGAATAAAAAAACAGATTGAAGATTGGCTAAAAACGATACCGGATTACCGATATCCAGATAGTCCCTATGAATTAATAGATTTAGTTATTAGTTACGGTAAAAAACAGTTTTTTGATTATTTACTTGAGAAAAGGAAAAAAATACTTGATAAATATGAATTAAAGTTGTTATTGGATAAAGCTATTTATAGAGGAGAAAAGAAAATGGCCGATGATTTATTGAACATGGGAGCAAAATTTAAAACATTAGCTAATAAAGCAAATTACTTGGCACTGGGAAACCCTATTTCTAATCCTCAACTTTCTTTAACACCTGAACAACGTATGATAATAGCTGCTAATGAAAGAGATTTTAAAACTTTTAAAAAATTATATGAAAAGGGTGTTAAATTAAAAATAGGAATGATAAATTGCCTCTATAATCGTAATTGGGATTATCGAACTAATTATAAACAAGAAGATCTTATAAAAAAATATTTGGCAGATCGTATTGATAATATAGAAAATCATATTCATTCACGAGATATTAAAAAAATTGATAAAATTAAAGAATTATTAAACGTTAAGCCTGTTACAGACTATAAAAAACTTCCTCACGGTTATAAATCTTGGGCTGTTTTAAAATTTATTGATGAAAATCATCCTAAGACAAGAAAAGAAATAATTAGATATATATTTGAATTAAATTATGGGAAAGGAAGTTTTAATCCATTATTACATAGCAGTTATTGGTCTACCGGATATCAGCGACAAATAGGCCAATACATTGGTCTAAATAAAAGGGGAGAATACGAATTAAATTTTAACGGAAAGGCAAAGTTAAAAAAGGGGATGGAAAAATTTAAAAATGTTAAATAAATTATGGCAACACAATATCCAGATAGAAGAAAATTATATACGGTTAGATCTTCGTATTTAAATAGTGCTAAACATTTTAGTGATGTTTTTAAAAATTTAGGATTTGATTATAAAGGAAAGCTTCTTAGAAAAGGAACGTCATCTGAATTATGGGCTAATCCTTTACAAACTCCTATGTATGGATTATTAGAAAGTATGTTAAATACGTTAATTGAACATTCAAAATTTGTTAAAAAATGGTTTTCAATTGCACATGACAAAAATACTACGCGAATTAATTAATTATGAATTTACACGACTGGAAAATATATGATAAAAACGGAAGTCCTTTAAACTGGACACCTGATCCACTTATTCAATTATCATTTGGTTCTACTACAGGAAAGGGTGCAGAAGGATATTTAATTACAGATGTTAGCGGTATTGTAACAGATGTTAAAATAACAAACGGCGGTTATTTATATACAGATACTACAACTACTGTTTCTTATAATTATGCATTAGGTAATAGTGCTACTGCAATTAGTTTATCGGCAGCGGATGTTTCAGTTATAACAGAAGATGTATCAATATTTAATCCAGAGGCAACAACAACAGAAACTATTACTGATTTAACTATAGATTTAAGTACAAACTTCGTTTATCCTTCTGTAACTTATGCAGGCGCTGTGTTCTTAAATCCTATATCTCAAGGATTAATTGAAACGGAACATTTATATATTTTTGAAGATACATCTTCAGGATATGCCAGACCTATTGATCAAGAAAATCAATATTTAGTTTTTGAATTTGTTGGAAAAGATGACGAAATTAAATTCTTTGAAGTCGATGATAATACACAAGAAATAACTTGGTATGATGCTTTAGCATTTGATGTAAGTATATGGGTATTAAATACTCCTTTACAATTAAATATTGGTTTTAAAGCAGATCAAGAAGGTGTATATGAAAGAACATTAAGAATTTATCATTATTTTGATAACACTTTACATATATTAGGTGATATACTTGTTAATGCTGAAGCAATAGGAGAAGATGAAAGATTTAGAACACTTTTAACTAATTTTGGATTACCAGATCCAAAAGGAATGAAAGATATCTTTAAAAGATCAGATATTAATGAAGACCTTATTGATTGGGAATTAATAAATTATAAGTCAAAACATATGATTCTTGAGTATGATAAAATTATGCCATATGTAGGTACTTATAAAGCATTAATTAATGCTATTAAATGGTTGGGATATGACGATATCTGGATTAGAGAATGGTTTTTGAATGTTAAAGAAAACACAAAATTATCACTAGTTGTACCTTTTGATGCTGATGATAGATTACAAACTATTTTAAAATTTAGTGCAGATGAAAGAAAAATACTAAAGAAATTAAATCAATTATCTCTTAATTATTGTATAACAAGAGAAACTGGCGAAATTGATATTTGGGGAACTCCTTTAACAGAAAATTGTTATGAATATAATATTAAAGAAGTATTCATTAAATTATTAGGATTAAAAAAATGGCTAGAAGAACATATTATTGGTATAAATTGTAGAATAGTTGATATTACAGGAGAAGGAATTTATTTTGAAAGAGTTCAAAATTTAATTTATGCAACTGATAATATGGAATATGATTACTTTTATCATCAATCATTAACACCATATGGAATAGATGAAAATTCTGAATTATTTAGAGGCGATTCAAGTATAAGATTATCATTAAAGGAATTAACTATTACAAAATTAGAAAATTTACCATATAGATTTATTGATATGGCAGATAGCGCATGGAATCCTAATGATCCTTCTGTTTATTATTCTCTTACCGATCCTTCATATTTAGCAGATTCAAGTTCATTTTTATTAATGGGAGCAACATTTGAATATCCATTTGCACATGTAGAAGATATAATGTATAGAATATCAGTTGAAAAAGATAATGCAGGAGTTATAGGAACTAATCTTGTTTCTAATCCATTATTTATATATGAAAATGATATTCGTTTTTATAATTATTATGATACTTCAACAATATTTAGTAATGATACTTCAATTAGTTTAACAATATATTTAGAACACGCATATATTAGAGATCCCAGTATTGATGAATGGGAAGATTCAATTGTATATACTATTTCTCCATATACATATTTAGATATAGATGCGTCTTCTATTAAAGTTTTATATAATTCGGGAACTTATATTATAAATAGCGGAAAAGGAATAATATATCGTGGAAGTGATTCTTCTATTGCATATAATACATATTTTAATCCTATTTCTTTTACAGTAAATGCTAGTGCTCATATAATAGCAGAATTAGCAACACAAGTAACCGCTCCTTATGCAGATCAATATAAATTAGAAACATCTACAGGAGGAATAACTGATTTTGATGATTATGTATCATTAAATCCAGATACAAATTCAGTATTACAATATGCATATGATAGTAATTATCATGTACCATTATTAAGTTTTAAAAATTTTAAATATACTGATGCAAGTGGTGTAACTACTTCTTTTGAAACTGATAAATTATATCATTTAGATATTTTAGATGGAAAAATTGAGATGAATGCTGGAGTAGAAAATCCTATAAATTCATCTGATAATACAACTATGTATATTAATTGGAATTATGATACAAGTTTAGAAGAACAAATGATTACAGTTAATGTTGTATATGATTCTCCGCGAATGGATCTTTGGCAAATAGACCCAAGTATTTATTATTGGGCTGATCCATCAGGATTAACTGGAGGAAATGATCCAAATATTTATATTAAAGATAATAGTATTTATACTATGTACGTTAATCATATTGGAGAATATAATATTGAAGTATTTGGATGGGATAATTTTAATACATTATTTTATAATTATGCAAAAGAAC